TGGCCACAGTGTGTTTTCGTAGATGTCCGAGAAACCACTGAATGGGCCAGCCAAGCGACCTTCTTTGTAGTTAGAAGAAAGCTTGTCTTGGGCGTTAAACAGGCCCTTAAGAGCGTCAACCATGTCAACGTTGTCTTGGGTGTTCAAGTTCAAGCAACGCTTGTCATAAGGCGCGAGGCTGTCTGTAAGCTTCTTACCAGCTTCAAGAGCCTTAGCGAAGGTCATAGATGAACCAGCGTTGTCGACGAAGTTATAAACGTCCTTATAAACGTTGTTCATAACATCATATTCGATGTTTGAGGCAAGAACGCTCATTGCTGGAGCCAAGATGTTTTCGCTAAAGCGGTCAATGTCCATCGTCAACTCTTCAGAGGTGAAGTTAACGTCAACACCTTTTTGAGAAGTAACGGGCAAAGAGACCGACGTGGTTGTCGTGTCTTGGGTGTTAAGTGTTGCGCCATCGCGTACCGTGTATTCGTTAGGCAAGCGGATGCGGAGAGTGTCGCCAATTTTAGCGCCAGACTTAGCAAAAGAGCTGTCATATTGGCGGTTCATTGTGCCGACGAAGTTAAGTTTTTGGTGCAAGATCATCAACGCTTCGTTGGTAATCATGTCAATCGTGAGGTTTGTATTAGCCATAAGCTAGGTTCCTTGTCTACGTTGTCTAGCAAGCCGGGCGTTTCTGTATGCTTCCGGGTCGCTAATCTTGGAGAGGTCAGTCGGGGCTTTCTGTCGCTTCGGCTTGATGTTCACAGAAGGTTTTGCGACCTTCGCAGGAGCTTTAGCCTTGGCGGTTTGGGCCTTAACCGAGTTCAAAGTCTTGTAACCGATCTGGGCATAATAGAGCGCCTTGATTTCCTGTGGGGTAACAGCGTTGGCAACGGCCTCGGCTGGGAAACCCATAGTTTCAACGGCAAACCTGCCTAGTTCGGACTTAACATCTTCACCCCAATTAGGGATTTCAGTCTTAAGCTGGGCATCTGTCCGCTCTGCAGTCCGCGCCATGTTCTCGCTGTGTAAACGGGTGCGCTCTTGCTCGGCTTCTTGGATTTTCCCAACTACATCCTGACGGTTTCGCTGCAACTGCTCTGCTTGATACTTGAGCTTGGTCGCTTCCGTGATGTTAGTTTCAAAAGCAGTGTTCCAATCGTATTCATCATAAGCTTTAAGCTGCTGGTCAATAGCTGCCAGCTGGGCTTTGCCTTCTGAATGGAATTTGGATGCTTCTGCGTACTGTTGAAATTCTTGCCGCTCTGCCTCTAGCGCCTTGCGTTGCTCTGCAACCGCCGTGGTCTTAGCTGTATAATCGGACTCCCGCATCAAAGCGTCTTTGATGTTGGCTGGTACGTTATACTCTTTGCCGTCATATTCTACAGTAACGGTTTCGACAACTTCCGAGGTTTCGGGCTGGTCGTCTTGTGAGCCTTCTTCTGGCTCGTCGTCTTGGCCGTCTCCGGCCTCTCCAGATTCTTCAACGTCTACTTCGGGCTGGTCTTCAAGGACTTCCTCAGTATTTTCGTCGGTGGACGGTTCATCTGCACCGCTATCCACTTCATTATCATCAAACATTAACATATTCCCTATAATTGAGCAATAATTAACAACAAAGCCAATTCTTCGTCTTCTAAACGTTTGCTATCGCCTGCCCTCCCCGATAGCAAATTGGCACTTGGTATCCTGTAAACCTCTTTAGGCAGCGTGTGGACGTTTCCATCAACAGTTACCGCGCCTTTAATCTGTTCCTTCTTCTCGCGCTCTCGCGCAAAGTGTTCTTTTCTCAGGTTATCAAGCGCACGTTGCGCCTTAACCTCATCAACTCGCCCTAACGTCTTTCCAGCCGTGTTCCCTATTCTATTCAGTAGGAGTGCGGCTAGCATTTACCTCTGCTCCTGCCAGCCCATAGACGCGAGTACAGTCGCGTTGCCGCCTATACCCGTACACACAATTGATAGGTTCTTAGGGTTTGCACCGTCAATATCTAGGGTGATCGGAATATAACCAAATATGTCTTTTGTGCCTGTCGTTGCTTGTTTGCCAGAACCAGCGGCTATGTAAAAGCTAGAGTGGACTTCACCGCCTGAGATTGCTGTTGCGGCTGTGTCAAATTCGACGCCGCTTTCTGTGGCGTTTACCGCACTAAACGAAGCACCCGTCAAAGTCCCTTCGTGGACAATTTCAACCAGAATATCGTTTGTTTCTGTTAATACATCAGCACTATCAAATTTGATTCCTATGCGGTTTACTATGCTGTTAAACGTCAGAGCTGGTCTAATGCTTAAAACAGGAACCCTAGTGCTTACAGTTTTTGGCGTAACCCCCATATTGCAAGAGTATGGCTCTGCAAGAACAGAGTCTGAGCCGCCTTCTGACATAACAGAACCACAAATGTGCCGGAGTGTTGCCGCCTCTGCTGTTACGCCAGTGTTTTCGATTTCCCACCTGAGAGGCAAATTTGGAGTCGTCATAAACACAAGGTTGTTTTCATTAGCCCAATGGAAGTGGTGGGCATGGATAAAGTTGCCATCAATGACAAACCCGGCCCTGACAGTGCCAGTGCCTAGCCATTCAAGATCAAAAAAGAGGATTTGCGATTTGGTCAAGTCAAGCGTAATGCCAGACGCACCAGTGCCATCTAGCGGGTCTTCAGACCAGTTTGCTTGTGTTACTCTATTTGAATCACTTACTGTTCCTGAAGTGGATGAACGCAGAGTAAACGCTATTTCAGTCCCAGATATTTCCAAAAACGGACCGTTCGCCGCATCAAAGTACCCAATTCGTTTGCGGTTGTTTGCAATCTGAGAAACAGGATCAAAAGTCTGCAAAATGTAGTGTGATTTACCGGGCTGGTATTGTAGATACTGCGTTGTCTGCCTGATAACCTTGTCGCCGCTTGCTGTGGTCGTTGTCATATTTACGCAAGAGCTATCAGGGTCATGCACACTCGTTGCGCTTCCTGTTATTTGCTCCTCGTAAGCTGTTCCATATTTGCCATACTGTAATGTTGCTTCGAACAGCGTCTTAGGCTGTGAAACCCTAACCCGTGCAAAAGCATCTGTGGGCATTATAGGGCGGGTAACAAGCCCGTACTCCGTACCTTGCGGCGCTTGGTCTGTCACTCCGGCTTGTGCGTCTGGGTTATCAGGATCAACATTGACCACATTCACGTTGTTTGTGATTGCGGTAAGCGTGTCCACAGTATCAACGCTGGTAACGTTTGCCACCTCGTCAATCGTGCCGCCAATTGGCACCGGGTTAGCAACAGAAAATGGAACTCCATCTATATCGTATAGAATAACCCGCGCAGCCATTGGGGTCTCGTCAACTTCTTGCTTGGCGTCAAAGTTCGTTGGGCTTCCATTGAACACACCTTCACGATGTACAGTATCCCCTGCCGTATTCTCAAACACAGCCGTTTCGAGGTTCTTGCCCTGCCCCTCTACTGGAATATAGCTTTCACTCATTCTTCACGAACCTCTGCGCCTGTGATTTCGCCATCGGCACCGCGTTTAATATCTATGTTCTTGGAAGCCGCCTGCACGTTAAACACTTGAATAGGCTGGCTATCAGGCTTCTCGCCCAATGGAGCAATCGACTGGTCAGCCTCTGGCGCTGGCTTTGCCGCCTCTGACATACGAGCACACGCATCGACCTCAGCCTTGTAACGTTCAAGGGCGATCTTCTCCGCTTCAAGCGCAAGCTTCTGACGCTCAAGTTCCAGTTTCTCTTGCTCAATTGCGTTGTCCTGCTCAGTCTTGGCTTGATCGTGGTTTAGGTCCATTTCCTTTAGAACGATGGCTGAATCGTCTTTGGCGGCTGGCTGCAATGACTTTGCCGCTTCAAGCTCTAACTGTGACTGTTTAAGCTCAACCTCTGCACTGGCCTTCATGCGATCAGTCTCAGCCTTCAAGCGGTTTGTCTCTGCGTTGTCAGCGTCAATCTGGAGCTTTTCACGCTGCACTTGCAAGTCTGCCATCTTGGCTTCTTTGCCTGCCATGAGCTGCTGAATAACCGCATCCATCTCTTGAACCTGTTGCGCCAAGGCAGCGGCTTGCGGGTCTTGCTCCTCGTCAATTGTTCCGGGTGGAAGCAATGATTTGAGGCGTTTGGCAAAGGCGTCCGCGTTAGGCCAATCCATGCTTTCAACAATCAAGTCGCCTGTAACCGCCGCCGCCTGTGGGAATGCAGACACAAGCGCCATCATGCTCTCGCGTGATTCCTCGCGTTGTGTGGTGTATGAAGGGCCAGCCTTAACCGTCACGTCGTATTTACCAACCTTAAGGTCGTAGATGTTCTCAATGGCTTCCATCTGCTCTTGCTGGTCGAAGTGTCCGTCAATAGCCTGCTCAGGGTTTTCTATAGGCTGGTTCACGGCAACCGTTTGCGGTGTGCCGTCCTCGCCAAGAATGCGAACGATCCGCGCCGTTGTGTAGATGCGCGGGATCAGGTCAAGAATGATGTTGCCTGTGTGGCGTATTGCTCGGCTCATGTTGTCCGAGAAATGGAAGGTAGAAGTGTCACCCTCACGGACGCGCTTACCAATAGCAACGCCTGAAATCTCGTTAGACTGAGCACCCATAGCTGCATCATGCAGGCCCATTACGGACTTCATATCGTCGGTAGCGTTGAGGGCTTCCTGTAGAGCACCAGCAGGCGGCCCTGCGAATGGTTGGCGTTGTGGCGGTATGTCCCCATCATATTCCAAGAACGGAAGCGTTTCTGTGTTAGCGTTCTGCCAATTAGACATATCAGTATTAAACGCGCCAACAGGGCCAATCCAAGGGGCCTTCGGAGCCATAGCCACAAGCTCTGTCGAGGTCGTGCGCCAGTAGTTATACATGATCTGCGCGTCTTTGGAGAAGTGGATCAGGCTGTAAAAATTGCGTTCGCCGTCTATATAGACTTCCTCGCCATAAACCGGAATGATAGGGATAAACTTGCCCTCCCACTCGTTCGTTTCGAGGATTTCGTTGGCGGTCATGATGTATTGCGTGACCTTCTTGCGCGTTGTCTTGCGCGTTTCTTCAATGGTGACACCCATTGCGGCCAGCGCCTCTTCATTGGCCTTGTAAGTCTCGTCGTCAATAACCTCACCATTGTTTAGAAGGTGAATGTCATAGTTCTCATCGCGCCGCTTCCAATACTCGGCAACGCGGATTCCATCGTCCTTAAACCAAAGGCGGCGCTTGTCCTGCTCTTCTCCAGCACTCCATCCGGATTTATCAGCTTTAGGGTAGCGTTCCTCAAACTCTTCTTCCGGCACAATCTCAGTGATAAAACAGTCGTCCCAATCTGAGCTATCGGCAGATGTTGAGTGAGGGTCTGGGTAGACGGTTAGCGGGTTAATGATCCTGTCGATACAGATGTCCATATCAAACGTATCATCATCTGCATAGTCAACGTCAACGCGGATGTAACCGAAGCCACCAGAAGCCGCGCAATCAATAGCCGTGTCATATGCAAGGTCAGCCTTAGACGTGCTTTCGATGTTGCGAATGATGCCGTTAAGCACCTCGGCGGTCTTGGGGTCTGCGCTGCTGTCTTGGGGATGTACTTTGATTTGTGGCTTGTTCTGCCTTGCGTCGTTCACGACTTGGCGAATGAACGCTGGCATACGGTTAATGGTCATGGACGGTCGACCATCGGCTTTACGCTGCTCTAGGTCCTGCTTATCCCACTGTTCACCCTTGCGGCCAAACTTAACATCTTCTTCGTATCGGTTGAAGTTATCGCCCCAAACATCCTCGCACACCTCAAAGACCTCTAGGGCCTCATGGATAATGTGCTCGTCTGTGCCGTCTTCTGGCTTTTCGTCTGTTGTGTCTGTAGGGGTGTCGCCATCATAAGCCATAAAGCGGTATCTCTCTGTGGAGTGTTGCACAAATACCACAGCAAGATACACAAATACAACAGGTGTGTCAAATATACAACAGTTTAGGCAAAGAGAACCCCCCGGAGCGTTAGCTGTGCTGCCGGGGGTGTAGGTGGGAACAATGAAAGAAATCACCTTAGCCTATTTATCTGTGTGGGTCAATAACGTAACGGGGCCAGCGCCACCTGATGCCCCGCTGGTTCACGCGACGAACCGAGTTATCCCATCCAGCTGCCGCCAGACCTTGGAGACCTTGGCTTCCTCTTGACAACATCTAACGGCGTAAACATTGACATCATAACAGAGTCAGCATCGTTTGGCGACGATATATTGTTTGTCTTCATTTCTTTCTTGTTCATAATTTGCACCAGCCCGTTACCGTTTGGAACTGTTGGAATACGGCAAATCTGTGCGCGCAATGATGTAATATTATCCACTCCCTCGGATGAAATTGAGAGCATATCATCTGGGTCGACGTACTCGTCACGCTCAAGGCACCTAAACGTGTTGTAGATGCGGTCCTTTAGCCTAACGTAATATTGCGCACGGTTGTTCTTGAACGTCTCGTAATACTTCTTTGGAGCTTTATCTGTTCCGGCTTCATCACGCAGATAGACCTTCGTGGCATTGTCTTGCCCTTTCCCAGACAATGAACCCCTAAACATGTGGTAGTCAATCCGTGTGCCGTCGAATGCAATTTGCGCCTGTCTCTTTAACCCAGTGCCCATTCCATCACCATCCCATACAAAGCAGTCTGCGCCGTCGTTAATGGCGTGATCTGTTGCCCAATCCATAGCCTCATCAACCTCACCGTGGTCTTTAGTACGGACAAACTCTATTATTGATCCGTGACGCATTGCGTACCCTCCAGCATCGTTCCCATCATCAAAAGGATCATGCGCCGCAATGCGGGGACCATAAGCCTTAAGCACATTTTCAAGCTTAGGGTGCTTGTGTGCGTCAACGCAGGCATCAAACCACTCTGGTTTTATAAGCGCCCCCTCCACGCTATCATTGAATCGACCTTCCCAAATCCAATCATATTCAGCACGCGGCCTATTCTCGTAATCCCAACTCCTAAGCATTTCTTGCTCATCATTCCACCACGGATTGTCTCTCCAGTTCACAACGATAATCATGTGGATTTCATCCTCATAATAACCGTCACGATCAAGCTGCTTCTGATACGGAACTATAAAGCGTTGGCTAAATGGGTCCGCGCTAGACTGTGGGTTGGCGCTAAACCAACACTCAGCACCGGGGTTACGCAGGATCGTCGGAAGCAGCTTATCTAGGCTTGCCTTAGACGCTGTGTGCGCCTCCTCAAACCAAGAGTATTTATAGCCCTGAGCAGATTGGATGTTGTTAGGGTTTCTGGCCGCGCCTTTGTAAATCGTCTTAGCCCTATTCGGAGCTATTATCTTTTTTTCTTGAACGTCCCAGCCTTTAAGCTGTAAACGCTCTTGTATGCTGTCCACAAAAACACGGTGTACGGAATCCAGAACGGTCTCTTGAAACTCACGAAGGCAGTATATGTCCGCAGCTTCAGTGTCCATCTTCATAGTGAATATGTCGCCTATGCCAATAGACTTACCAGAACCACGCCCCCCTATTATAACCTTGATAGGCTTTGGTTTTGTGATTAGGCGTTCAAGCGCCCTATTTACTTTCAGTAGTGGCATTTACAAACTCAACCTGCCAATGGTGATCAATAGGCTTGTCGCCCCCCTCATGAGTTATCGCTTGGGGTGCCTTACCTTCTGTGCGGTCAAACACTTCCTTGATTGCTGGCAGGTCTCCACCCTCAGCGGCACGTGCCAGCTTCTCAGCAATCATATTCAGTCTCTTTGTTGGCTTGCCGTCCGCATCTTTGACCTCTCTATGCAACGCCAACCGCAAAGCATTCGATAGCAAGTGTTTGTCAGCATTGGCTTGCCCAGCCTCCAATGGGTCGCCCCGTCGATCTGGCTGATTATCCTTTGAAAACTTTGTACTATTTTCGGTCAACAATGCTGTCCTTTATGCGATTTCTTCGGTATATTTTGAAGGCCGTCCTCGTTTAGCCATCTTCTGGTTTTCCCCCCATATCCTCAACGATCAGGTCGCTTGTCAAAGTCAAGGTCTCGATCATCTCCGTGACGGTCAGTTTTTTGGCCTTCATGACCTTTAGGAAAATCCCGGCCTGTTCTCGGACTTTCCAGTTGTATTTTTCGTCGTCCATGTTTCAAACCCTCCTTCGTTAGGTTAGCCTAGTTTTTTTTGCTTGGCAAGGCTGTGCCGTTTTTCCATGCGTCAGTTAGCGCATCATACAGAATATCAAGCTCGTGCCTTGTGCATGAAATATTTTCACTCTGTCCGCTTGCCTTTGTCACTTTGATTGCAGCCACTCCACAGTTGACGTAAAAACCCCCACCATACAACGAGTGGTTAAGGGTAGGAGCTGCCCCCCAACCCATCACATCAATACCCTCAATAAATCAAACAGGGATTTCATGCCCGTCATAGCACAGGAAGTCCCCTGCCGCGTAGTTTTTAATTCGCACGTTCGGCTTGAATGACCGCGCTGCAATCTTATCATCACGATCTTTCTGGATCGCCTTTTCAAGCTCGGCGTTAATTTTGTCATCCCGTACGAGTTGGTCGTCGCTTTTCATTTTATTTCTCCTAAAATTGAACATGTTAATTCCCTCACTGAGTAAACCAAGGACCCGGCCCGTGGATAGGCTTTGGCTTTGGCTTGTGGTTTAATGGCAGCCCGTTGTATCCGATATTCCCTGCGCCAGCTTTGTATGCTTTTGCCCACGCTTCGTTTCGCGTTTTAGGGTCGTCGGCCCCTTCGGTTGGCACTGGGTATCGGCACCCGTAGGCGTTCATTGGCTGCACTTTGGTTTTGTTTTTTTCGCGCCATCTTTGCGCTCTTGCCTTTGATTTTGCCTTTTCGCACTCGTCGCACATTGATCCTTTTCGCATTGCCGCCGTTTCCTTAAACGGGAAGCTCTCGATTTTCTTTTCGTAGTGGCAGCAATTGCAGTGCATGTGGGTAATTTTGCCAAACTTTTTTTCGTATGCCAAAACCCGGTCATGCGTGACCCTGTACCCCATATCGCCGTAATACTTCCGCATTTCTCTTGCGTTGATTTTATGCGCCGCCATCACCAGCCTCCTGTGCTTTTTCG